GTTTACATTTGGTAATTTTCTAGCTTGTTCATATAGTGCTTCAAAATCTTTTTCAGTGTTTTTTTCAAATTCAGATCCGTAAACTTTACATGAACTATAAACATCTAATTTTATGTTAGGGTTTTCAATATCTTGCATAGCACGTAATAATACATTTAAACCTCTCCAAGGTGTGCAATGATGTATAAGTTTTATAGGACTTCCTCTTTTGTATTTTTTTCTTATTGGGAAATTGTCTATACCATTTTTTATTACTATAGATTTTTCAGTGGGTATATCAAAAGCATATCTAAATTTTTCATAATTCCAATGACTGTTAAAAACATACCAATCATACTCTTTGTGTCTTTCTTTATCTTTAAAAAATTTTTGTAAGTTAGGTTGATCCCAAGAATTTTTTTGCCAAAGAATATTAAGTTTATCTGGGTCTATTGGTACTTTACCTGGTATTGATGTGCAAATTTGTACTTGATCTAGTAATTCTTTGGAAACATGCTTATGGAGCATCTCCATTTGGATTTCTGTTGCTCCTCGAGGTTGCATTATTTTTTAGTGGCAGCCCCCATAGTAACTTTAGTAACTTTGATTTCAAGGTCTTGTCTAAAGTCATCCACAGTAGTATCAGTATTGGGATCAGCAACATCAGCATCAAACTCAGCTTTATCAGCATAGACTTTACCCGTCCTTTTATGTTTGACTATTTCTTTTGCTTCTGCAGGTATTTTTATTAAATCACTCATTTTTGTCTACGTCCTTGTCTATTGTATTTTTTATTGTGTTGCAACTTCTTTTTTTTATTAGGGCTCTTCACATGTCTTCTAGGTCTTTTCCTAGGCTTATCTCTTTGAACAAAATCTTTAAATTTTTTAGCCATTTTCTTGTGAGCGATCTATTAAAGCGTAACTAACAACTCCTGTAATTTCATTTGCTGCTCCTGCTTGCATTGATAAAACATCACTGGCTTCTAGATTTAAAGACCCTTTGACCATATTTGAAGTTGCTTTATTCAATTCCTCATATGAAATTTTAACAGCTGAACCTCCTGATTTAGTTACTAGAGCATGAGTGTCTACATTACTAGCAGTATCGTGAACAGTTTGTAAACTTTTAACTATAATTGTTGCATCACTAGGACACGTTAATATAGGAGTGACGTTTGTTGTTGTTAAATTAAATGTTTCGCTTTTATATCTTATTGTCATTGCATGAAATAATTAAATGAATCTTGTTCGTTTTTCAAGTCCTGTTGATAAGAAGTGTTTAATTGATTTTCAACAGTAGCTATGGCTTGGTTAATCTGTCTAAAACCCTCTGTTGAATATTCTGCTGGTGGCTCGGGCACATATACATTTATCTTAGCCATGCAAAGCTCCGCCTCTTTCTGAAGAATCAAAACCACCTCTAGATGGACTACTTGGTGCGCTTTGGTTTGCTCCACCAGGTCTATCTCCTCTTCCTCTATCACCCTCAGAAGAACCTTGATTATTAAGTCTTTGTTGAATTTGTTGTATATCGTTTCTTCTCTGATCAGCCATAACTTGTTTTTGCATTCTTTTATTTTCTAAGTAGTTAGATATTAAACCAGACCTCCCAGTTAATGCAGAAATACCAACTAACGGGTTTATGGCAGTACCAAATACAGTAGATCCTAAAGCTTCTAATCCTATTTTTTCACCAAGTTTATTAAGAGCAACATTTCTTATTACATTTCTGCCCATGGTTCTAAAATCAGGTAAAGTTGTTCCTTCATCAATTAAAGGTTTAATACCAAGTTGTTCCATTATCTTCTTCCGTCAATATTCACATCAGCCCTAAAAGTTCCAAATCTCCAAGTTTCATTAACTGCTGTGTTTTGTATTTTTAAATTAGCCAATCGTCCCCTAGCTCTTGTATCAATTTTACTTGTAGATGAGTTTATAGTAAAAGGTCCTAATTGTGAAGAGGTTCCTGAGTCAATTGGAAAGTTCTTTAAGAATATGGTTACTACTGCATTTCCTTGTAAATTTTTAAAATCAGGTAAAAACCTGCTTACTCTTAACATATATTGACCATCTCCTTCAGTTGGTAAATCAAAATCACCTGATTGTATATATGCTGGAATTGCAGTCTCAGTACCATTTAAAGATATTTGATTATTACCTACCTCATGTGCATAATAAGTAGTTGCTCCAAAGGTATTAGTCGCTCCACTTAAATTAGAAATTGTTGGAGTACCAGTTGAAGAATATTCAGTTGCATAAGGTACATCGTATGTACTAGCATCTGCATAAGAACTTCTTGCAAGTGACATTACAGACCACGTGTTTTCTACATAATTATAAACAGCAGCTCTATTATTTTGAACAGCAGGGTTTCCTAGGGGTGTGCCTGAAGGATAAAACCAAACAATTTCATTAAATAATGAATTATGAGACCCGTAAATAATTTCATTTGAAGAATAATTTATACCTATATTTGATCCGGTGGTCGTGAATACAAAGTCTTCAACAAGTGACGGAAGTAATTTAACTGTACCATCAAATACAAAGAATCCTCCACCTGCTCCCATCCAAAATACTTTACCATCTGCGTATACAGTTGCGTGTTGACCAATACATCCGCAGTTAGAACCAACTTGTCTTATTGAGAAAGTAAATGGTGGTCCTACAAACTGCATTGTGTACGCAGCTTGATCAGTCAAAATTAAATTATAGTCTTTACCAGATACGGCAGCTACAATTTTATTACCTGTATCAAGTCTAAATGTTCCAGCTGTGTTTACTGATGTCGGTTGATAAACGTTATAGTTTTCTTGATCACTAAATCTAATAAACATTGGATCTTGTGTAGTCGAGTCTCCAATAGTTGTTTCAGTTCCAAAATGAACAACGTGCCTATCTCTGTCTGAAGTTATTGTTAATCTTGATGCTGTTGGGGCTCCTGTCATAACTGTAGCCCTAACCGTTAAAGGATTCGAGACACCAGGATTCCAAGTAAATGTTTTACCATCTTTTACTGTTGCTATTAGTTGTTGTCCAAAATTATCTAATGACCATGTTCCAGGATCAAGTATAACTGTAGAACTAGTTGTAGCAGAACCCCATGTTCCTCTACTCCATGTACCTGTACCCCATCCATAACCGTATGTTTGAATAGTCGGACCGATTTCTTCATAAGGATTAATACTTGTAGATCCTGCTGCAGTCATACCTGTACCAGATTCATTTGTTTTCATTTGAATCGTAAAAGTATTAGCGTTTGGAACAGTTAAAATTTCATAAGTAAAATCTTGAAAATTAGCTACGGTAAAACCTGTAGCACCACCACCAGGTAAACTTACAGAAGTAAAAGTTACATACTCTCCAACATCTAAAGCATGTGTAGATTTATTTACAGTGACAGTATTTGATCCGTTTGTTGATGTAAAAGTTGCACCTGTTATAGCCGTTGCTAAAGGGGTGATGTCATAAAATTTATCTTCATAATAAATATATAAAGCTTTTGAAGTACCGAGTGCTGCATATCTATTACCTTCTAAATCTGTCCAAGTGTGTTGTGCACGGGTTGGTCCTGTAATTGTTTCTTGACCAATAGCTGTGTAACCACCTATTTTTTCTGGTTGACCATATCTAAATCTTACAAAGTCTCCATCTATCCATTGGCCTTCTGCTCCCGAAGGAGTATCAGCTTTATTAAAACCTGGGGCTATTCTTACATTTCTTAAAGGCATAAGCCATTTTACATCATTTTATAGCTTCTTCCAAGTAGACGGTGAGGGAAAGCAGTGCTCAGATTTAATATCTGGTTTCATAGTTAGTATTACATCACCAGAAATAGATATCCTAGGAGTGTTGGTTTTATTGACTTCTGTTTCATGAAATATCTTACTTGGAAATATAATAATATTACCTGTCTCAGCAGGATAAACTGTAGTTGAAAAATTAGTGTCGTCAAACTTTGTGAAGTACTCTTCCCTTGAAGGTATGTGTATATGTGTATCATGACCAGTATTTGATACAAATCTTAAATTACCTTGTTTATCTGCTTTTGGATAATACACAAAACTAAAATGACTAGCCATGTGTTTATGCATGTGTAGTAACTGATCATTCAATGAGTAAGTCGCCCAAGATTTGAGCATGTAAATATCAAAAACATTTAAATTATATTTTTGTATTTCAAGATATTCTAAAATATGTTTTCTTATTTCAGTATATAGAATTTCAAAATCTTTGTTAAGATGTAAATTATCATCTATACTTTGAAGCTCTTTAGGCTTAACATCTGTTGTTCTTGCATATTGAGAATTCGTAGGAATTATATTTTTTTCTATCAAAGGAACAATTTTTTTATTTATTTCTTTAAAATATTCTACTTTAGAAATATAAATAGGTTCACCAAACCATTTAGTAAAACTAGCTTCCATAAAATCTTTATACTAGAATACATTTAAAAATCTATATTTAAATTCTCCCTGTCCACCATTACCACCGCTTGTAGCACCACCACCTGTTACTTGTGCAGCTCCACCTCCACCACCAGCACCACGAGTACCGTGTCCACCTGCAGTACCACTCCCTGAAGAACTTCCGCCAGAACCACCTGAATGCGCGCCTCCATAGGAAGATGCTCCTGTAGTACCACCTATTCTACAATTATCTCCACCACAGTTACCATTCCAACCTCCTGCGGTTCCGTTTGCTGCTTGGTTAAAAGTCCCTCTTGGGCCGTTTGTTAAATCAGAAGTAGATCCAACAGTTTGTAAATTAAAGCTACTATCTAAATACTGACCTGATGTAATTCTAGTACCAGAATTAGAAAAAGAACCAGCTGATCCTCCAGACCCACTTGCTAATGGCCCTTGTACTCCACCTCCTGTAAGAGAAGCTCCACCGCCACCTGATAATGAAAATAGCCCTGTTACTGATGTTGTTCCTCCTGCCGATCCAATCTTAGGATGACCAAAATTAGCTGATTGATTTCCTGCGTTTCCTCCTGATGCTATAGAATAAGAATAACTTGATCCTCCTGATACACTATAGATTACATCTGAAATATATCCAGCTGATCCACCTGCAGCTCCAGAAGATTCTCCACCTGCTTTATCGTAACTTATACCACCTGTGGCACCACCTCCTCCACCAACACCATATTGAAAGTGTATTGCATTTGCTTGTGATGGAACTGATATTGAACCTGAACCTGCACCAATAGTAGTATAACCAGATGCAGCGTAAGCAACATGAGTTAGTTCCCAAGTGCCTGATGCTTTTGAATATCCATTTATAGATTCTTGCCAAGTTCCAGAAACTTTACTGTAAAGTCTATTTACTCTTTTCCAAACACCGCTTACTTTAACAAATGTTCCTACACTCATACATTATGAATACTGAAGCCAAATGTCTCCATCATTCCCTCCAGACGGTGAAGATGTACTTATTGTAAATTTTCTCTCAAGCTTTGCAGCAGTCACAGCATTATCAACTAATTTTACTGTACTAACTTGATTTGCAGAAATATTTGCAGTTAGCACTGCGTCATCAGCAAGTTGAGCAGATTGAATTGCATCATCCGCCACTTTCGCATTGGTCACTGCATCATCAGCAATTTGAGCTGTCCCTAATGTGCCTCCTAAAGTATCTAATGATACTTCGTTTA